GCAGACTTACCAGAGTTCTACAAAAGATTTGGTGGTACAGAATTGGGTGGTGGTAGACCAACTAGAATCATGTCAAAGGTTATGGATTCAGCCATGTACACAGAGGGTACATATACTAAAGATTTGACACAACAGCTCAGTCAGAGTATGATAAGAAATCAATTCTTTTTTAATCAGGCTGGAACCTTCGACTATGAGGGTAATCAGGATTTATATATTGGACAGGTTGTAGAGATAAACAAGATGGATCCTAGGTCAGGTGACCCAGATCCTGAGATTAGTGGTCGCTACATAGTAGGTAAAATCTATCGTCAATTTTTGACAGAAAGAGATACCATGACTACAAGAGTCACAGTATACAGAGATAGTATAGGATGAATTTAGAAAGTGCTGCACATGCCATCGGTAAAGATGGATTTAATTGGTGGATAGGACAAGTCGAGAACGACGGGTCAGATCCAGACCATGATGGTTCGCAGTCTAAAGATTACGATTATACAGGTAAGGTTAAGGTAAGAATCGTAGGGTATCATAACCCAGATAAAGAGGTACTACCAACCAGAGATTTACCGTGGGCATCTTGTATCATGCCAGCTGTCTATGCCATGAAGAGTGGTATGGGTACTATTCAACAGTTACAGGTTAGCTCATGGGTAGTTGGATTCTTTATGGATGGATCCTCAGCCCAGATACCAGTGGTCATGGGTAGTATCAGTGACCAGAACCCGAAGGACATATACACTAAACTACCAGAACAAAGTAGTAAAGGATATCAACAAATACATGCACCAGACTATGATCCAGATAAACATGGTACAGGTGGTGGTATCGTAGGTGGTACAGCTGACACAACAGTCACTGATCCAACCACAGGTAACGCAAGCGGACCTGTGACACAGACCACTGAGGAAAATACAGTCTCAACTGTCAACGAACGTGGTGAAGCACAGAAGCAAACTGAGGCAATGAAAGCCGCAGATGAGAGAAAGAAATATACTATACATGTAGGTAATGGTAAGTGTGGTACACCCGCAGATGTGAAGATCAAGGGTGCTACTGCTGAGTTCCTAAAGTTTGCTAGAGGTATAGAGAAGAATGATATAGGTGAGTTTATAAACAAACAGACTGGTAAGATAGAAGACTTAGCTGGAGAAATAGAAGCTATCCAAGATAGGATGCAGGGATTCATGGGTGGTGTGCTTGCTAACGTGAAGGGTACAGTATTAAAAGAGACACAGAAGCACATACAGGAGGTCATTAACGACATCAAGATTCCTGATCCAGATTTGTTAGATCCAGCTGTGAAACAACTCAAGAATATTGGAGATCTTGTTAACTGTCTCTTCAAACAAATCTTTAATGAACTGGCTGATGTCATCGGTGGACTACTGAATGATCTTATTGGACAAGCACTCGACGCTGCATTGTGCTTCGCAAAAGATCTATTCTCTGAGCTGTTCGGTGGATTGATGGACAAGTTAATGAAGGGCATTGACACTGCACTGGGCATCCTTGATGGTGCATTGAGTGCTATTAAGAACAACGCTGCTCTTATTCAACAGATCTCAAATAAAATTTTGGACTTAGTTGACATGGTATGTGAAGGAGATCTATCTTGTGCTCTTGGACTATCAACATTTGAGACAGGATCAGGTCCTAAAGAGAGTGAAGGAGATAAGCAAAAGAAACAGATGAGTCAGTATAGTGACGCAGCTAAGAGTGCTTTGAAAGATGGTAAGACTCAGTTAATTGGTACAGCTATACCTAACTCACGTGGATGGGTTCCAGTCACTAAGTTGGTAGGTGGTAAACTTGTCAAGAAAGCATTCAACACCAAGAACGGTGAGTTCGCAGAAGTTGGAGCAGCTGGAACTGGTGTAACTGACAAGACATTTGAGAAGGGCAAGAGCTTAGTAGAGAAATTTGACAGTGTATATCCTATACGTGCTTCAGATGGTACTATCAACTACGAGACTGTTAATTGCTCACAAGTAACACACGTAAGAAACCTTGCTTCCCAGAATTAATTTTTGACAATGCACAGTCTACAAGTCTCATCAGAGCGTTACCTATCATTGATGACATAGGTGCTATGGTGGGTGTGTTGATGAGAAACAAAGGATCCAATATCAATACAACTGCTAGAGTCAGAGCAATGTTCACATGTAATGAACCAGAGGGTGTTGGTGCTGATTTGACCCCTATCATTAAAAATGGTAAGATAGAGAAGGTAAGGGTAAACAAACCAGGCGTAGGTTATGGATTAGATCCTGACAATACATATTGCCCAAGAGAACAGAGATTCTTCCTTGTAGATAAGGTAGAATTAAATGACTATGCTGACACAGGAGATGTACTATTCTATCAAGAATCAGATGGTGATCCGAATACAGCAATACTACAGGTAATAGAATATGATTACGATAACACTGGACTGGTTGCTCTAGCAACACTAGAGAAAACTGATAAGATTCCACCTGGTCTAAAGATACAGACACTTGGTGGTTCATTTAAGTTCCAACTTAATCCACTCAAGGAGTTCTATGACCTCGCTATTCCTGCTAATGCTACAGCATTATATGCTAACTGTGATGACATACTACCAGTGCTTGACACTATCGACATCACAAACGTAGGTAAAGGATACAAAGAACCTAAGATATATGTCGGACCTAATGAGATCGGTGATATATCTGTTGATACAGAGGGTAGATTACTTACTCCAACTATTAACACAAAGACAGTAGGATTTGTACGACCACGGATCGTAGATCCAGAAGGATATGGTGCTGATATTACACCTACATATCAGTACGTAGGACCTACTAAGTTTACTGAGATATTTGAATCTCAATCCTATATTGATTGTGTTGGTCATCCACCAAACACAACAGTACAAGTGGTAGAGACACAGGTATCAGGTGTATCAGACCCATCACCAGGCTCAACTACCATAGCAAGTGGTATCACAGAGACACCAGACACACCTGTTACAGTGGATCCACCTACAGAAAATACAACACCACCACAACAAAATGATCCACCTAGCAGCGGTGGCGGTGGCGGTAACTATGGAGGAGGTTACTAATGGCTAGACAAGATACAACACAGACAGAATTGTTTGGTGGTAGTGAAGAGAATAATGATAATCCTCAACACATCACGAACTATCCAAAGAACTGGGTGACAGTGACCTCAGCGGGTCATGTAATGGAGTTTGACAACTCAAAAGATGGTGAAAGAATACGTATAATCAATGGTAAGACAGGCAGTCTCGTCGAAATGGACGAAGAAAGTGACACTTATGTCATCAGTTCAAGAGATTTACACCTAAATAGTGACAAGACGACCACCCTTAAGGTCGGTAAAAACAAAAAGGAAGACAAACTTATCATTCAAGTTATCGGTGATGCTCACCTGAATGTGGAGGGAGACCTACACACAGAGGTAGAGGGCAATAGGTATGACAGAGTAGACGGTGAGTATCAACTAAAGGTTGGTGGAACTATGATGATAGATTCCACATCCAATATTGGTATCAATGCTGACAATGAACTCAGAGTTATAGCTAACTCTATTAACGAAAGATGCACCTTCAAGAAGCTGGACATGCAGGGAGGTGGTCAGTTAACAGAGGTTATAAAAGGTAACCGTGTGATCAGGATGGATAAAGAAGGAGGAACGTTCGCGTTAGAATCAGCGGGTGACCTTCGATTTAATGTCAAGGGTTGTCAGTATGACAACGTTGGTAGAAACAGTTTTACAGAAGTCCAAGGCAAGGTAAAAACTATTGCTCATGGACAAAATATTGATTGCATAGAGGGTGGACAACCCTCTGGTATGGATGTCTCAACAAGTGGTGGAGTAGGTTGGGAACTTCAGACAGGCGGTACAGATGTTAAGATAAACACAAACGATTTTATGATGAGTGCATCAGGCACTGCGAATATGTCAGCATCTGGAAGCGAATTTAGAATCACATGTAATAACGGAATCTACTTGAATTGACATTCTGGTGTGAATGTACTATAGTAAAGGAACAGACCACATGTTTGGTATGACAATATCTTCTAGTCAAGCTAAGACTCTCGTTGATTTTATCAACGCTGAGAAAGCAAACTACATAGAAGAAAAAGTTAAGGGGATACCCACCCAGAAGAATGCTATGGAGATCTATAAAGAGATTCATGCTGATCTGGAGGAGATTAAGCACTATGCTACTGACATCATCAAGTATGCCAGATCTCATAGTGGCACAATGTCCACCCCAAATGCTTACCCATTGCCTTATCATAAAGACAGTGATTATGAAGATCCATGGAAACAGACTACTTAAAATTGTGTGAGGTGGATATTCCCGCACGTCGATTTATTCTTACCAGTGACCAATCTGAACAACAGATTCTTAACTGTGATGACACTGAACAATTCATGAGGGTATTAGAATTTGTCAGAGCGACGTGCCAAGTAAATGAAGTAACTTACAAGTATTAATTATGTCACACTCAGCAACGTTTTATAAGATCAAAGATATCTTACGTGCTGCCCCCAAACCAGTAACAGATGAGGTGCTACTTGAGGTAGCGTCACTTGCTATTGCTGAGACATTGGGTGAGAGAAATGTTGAACCAGTTAAATGGGACAGCAAAATTATGGATGACCTTATGTTAGACTCACTCGACATGGTTGAGTTAGTCATGTTTCTTGAGGAATGCTTCAGCGTAGAGATACGAGACGAGCAAGCAGGGGAGATAGTCACCGTTGGTGATGCTATTACTATCGTCAAGGAAAACAAAGCAGGGAAACCACGCAAGGTAGACAAGCGTAAGGTTAGTAAGTCATTCGCTCAACAAACAGAAGCGAGGGCAGAAAAACAAGCAAAACTTGACGCTGATATTGAAAAAGCGTTAGATGAAGACTAAAAAAATATTTTACAATTATGTAATGGGTGGAAGTGAAGAGAGTTTCCTTGATGAAGGGGAACTTGATTTTTTTCCAGAGGATTATTTTGAGGAACCAACTCCTGCTCTCAAAGAATATGACCCTGATTACAGACATTCCAAGTGCCCCGCGTTCAAAGAATATTACAAAAACACATGGGTAATGAAGCAATGCTTCCCACTTGGTATGCTATATAAATCTGCTGACCAATACTTAGAGACTAATCTTGGACAAGATGTGTTTGATGAGTATTTTATGGTTGGCGATGGTTGGTTGGATGGTACACATCCAGAGGTACAGTTCAAACAAGGTTACTGTTTTTGGACAGAGGACAGTGACGTATGGATTGAACAGTTCCAACACCCAGAAATGACAAGGAAAGGACTAGACGTAGTGTCTGGTACATTTCCAATATCAGTATGGCAACGACCTATAAACTTAGGATTTACAATCAAGACCTATGACAAAAACATCTGGCTCGAAAAAGGATCCCCGCTTTGCTATGTTAGATTCTCTAGCCAAAGAACAAGAGATGTCAAATTCACTCTTGAAAAACGATCCATCCCTAAAGAAGTGCTTAAGCGACAACTACAAAGCTTGTGGCTCAAAGACTGGCACAAAAACTTCTCATGGAACCTCATCAAACAAAGATTGAGGAAGGAAGAGGAACAAGAAAACAAATGCCCTTTTGATTTTTTATGGAAGAGATAACTCAACTATACAAAGAGTTTCGCACTATTGACGGGATAGGTGTGTGTAAGGTATACTTTATAAATGGGATAGCTTTCTCATTTGATGAGGATGATACACCTGACAACCTACAGACAGTCAGTATTGCTGAGGAAAAACCTCATTTGACTAATGAAGACCTATATAAAGGTAGTTCTTACCTCCTAGAAGAGGGATTTGAGTTGGATATTCTCTTAGAGGATATCAACGACGATTTGTTTAACGACAATGAAGATAATTCACCATACCAAAAAATACCAAAAAGATACTAATGCTAAACTCGGAGAAAGACATCCGAAAAACCGCCAAGAAAATTATTAAAGACAAAAAAAATTGGACAGCAGCAGACATTGCTTATGCCAAAATGATTCGTAAAAGATTGAAGACTAAAGAATGATCGTTTCGTTATTTCCAACACCACTGCTAGTCAGTGAGTTTAACTTTAGACCCGAACTATTAGAGTGGGTCAAGAAGCACTATGAACATAGTACATACCATGAAGGTAACTCATCCTCAGCAGGATGGCACTCGGAATATAACCTACACGAACAGCAATCATTCCTACAGCATTCTTTACTAATATATGCTCACATAGCACAC